TCTTCTCTCTTCCCCAAGACGGGCGGAAGGAAATAATTAAGCCTGCCACTGACCCAGAATTAATGGAAAAATTGGATATTTCGAAGGTTCTGGCATTGAATTACGAATTCTCGCCTAGAACAATGCATGATTCCTGGACAGTGAAAAACCTGGATGGAGGAGGTTCCACCCAGGCCAAAGGAAGTTGAAAATGAAGGCCAGAACTATCGTTGCTGGCTGTCCTTATTATACCTTACTGGGATATTTTGACAAGAAAAATAGAAAAAAAATAGGCTCCTTCCCTTCGCTGGGCTAAAAGGAGCCTATGAGGCTGGAGAATATAGGTAAACTCAGCCTTATTTAGGTTTTTACCAGATTTTCATCGTTTTTAGGCAGTATTTATTTCATTATCTGCACTTTTGCTGTTCCATTGGTGAAGAAATCGTTAAAAAGGAGCTCCATAAGTTCGATAGAGGGCATCCCAGAATTATCGACGAGCTTTTCCCAAGCCGTATTCTGATCTAAGGTGAGCGGGACATATCTGTAAACATACCTCCCCTTCACGTTCCTCTTCCCGCATGCATAATTCTTGACTGGACTTGAGCTCGCCTCAGTGTAGAGCGCCCCGCAGGTCTCACATTTATGCGAGTGGTGGCCCACTCCTGTGATCTTCTCCCTAATTTTTGCCCATTTGTGACCTTTATACATGATTGATCCTGCTGTAGACATAATTCCTCCTATTGTTCTTGCTTTTGTTATTGAAAAATAGATTTCATCATTTCATCTTTATCGAATTTGTTTATAAAATTGACTTTATTCATAAGCAATTTAAAAGATATTTGAAGTATTTTTGTAGATGGAGTTCCCGTGCGAACAACTAATGCATCCAATTCCTCTCTTTCTTCAACAGAGAGAGCGGCGTATTTGTGGCCAGTGACGCCTTTCTTTTTTTCTTGCGAAACTTTTTCACTCTCGTCAACTTTTTGAATTTCTCCTGATGTTTTTCTAACAAATGCAAGAGCTTCTTCTTCAGTTTGAAAAACAGGAATTGATCCTGGTCGATAGATACTTTGATGACATTTGTCGCACATGCACACCATCAATTCGAGGGGGTGATCCCATTCCTCTCGATCGTCTATGTATGCTTTATGATGTGCTACCAATTTTTTGTTATCCCCTATGGTTGCCCCACACATATAACAAGCTTTATCTCGATCAATTATGTCTGCACGAACTCTTAGCCATCTTGGATCTGAGAAATCTATCCGCTTAGGTGTACTCATAAAACTTCCTCCCTTTTGTTTGTCCCTTCCTCATATGACAAGGAAAATAAATTGTCTATATCGAAAAAATAATTGATTTTGTACGATGAAGAATGTAAAACAAAAATATTCCTAAAGGAGGAATAGAGTTATGGGTTCAGGGAAAGATTTCGGCAAAGATAAGAAGAGTTTCGCGAACATGCCTCGCGAGGATCACCAGGAGGAATATCCAAAGCCCTCGTCTCTTGGATATGACATTGACGACACGATCACTGGGATTGACCAGACTGTGGAGCATGGGAAAAATACTGTACGAAAACATGTAAGTAATCAGAAATAGAAAAGAAAAAAAGAAACTAAATTTATGGTCATGTTGAGACCAGGCGGGAAGGCCAGGAAGATAGCAGAGCGCGTTCTGAAGAACAAAGGCGTTACGATTCCTAAGAATGTCAAGCGGACACAGGATGAGAAGACCAACAAGCTCATGCTCACTGGCCCTTCGCTCCAACATTAGAAGGAAGAATTTATGAGAGGGCACGATGATGAAGCCCAGGATAGGAAGATGTTTGGAAAGATGCTGAAGAAAGCTCTTCCTCACAAGAAAACTTCCACCCATCACCCCAAGGGAGAGCCACAATACAAGGCAGAGCCCAAGGACGCGCTCGACACGCCGAAATTGAGCAAGAAAGAGGTGAAGAAGGGCGTCAGATTGGATACCAAGAAAACGAAATATGCGAAGGTGCTCCCATGAAAATGATGAAGAAGATGGGGAAGAAAGTCTCCACACACCTAAAGAAAGACATCAAAGAAGAGAAGATGGCCATCAAGGACGACAAGAAATTGATGAAGACAGTGAAGGGGAAGAGCTGTGGCTAAGGCAATTCAGAAGTTAGGAAGTTCCAAAGTTCAGAAGTTAGGAAGTCCCAAAGTTAAGAAGATGAAGCTTCCCGCCATAAAAAACTTTAGTGCTGTTTCGATGCACCCGAAAGGGATGTTGTCAGTCAGCCACAAGGCTGGCAGGGGAAAATAATTTAGGCGTCATAAAGACCAAAAAGCACCAGGGTCACCGCTCCTTAAAAAAGAGCCACTGAGAGAGGAATCCCCCCTAGGGCAACTCCTGAGCTGGGCGCCATTAGCTAAGGAGGAAGCATGTTGGCTGAGCCAGATAAATACGCATACAACAGATTTGGGGCCAAGGGCCAGCGAGTTGGGCAAGCTGTCATAGACATCATGTCGAAGCCCCAGCCCATCCAGACTGTTGGGGATACTTTAGACGCGTTCGGGGCAGACTATGCGAAAGAAATAGAAAAGTGCATAGAAGAGAATCGCGCGAAATACAAAAATCCTTTTTACATATTTGTTCTGACAAAAAAAGAGTTCTGGTCCAACAATGTGATCAGGAATTTTTTTATCGCCCGACAGACGCCCCCCCATGCCTTCAAGGCCATGGAGGAATACAGCACATGGACTAAAACTTTATACATTGTCGACGCGAGCTCAGGGAACATCAAGACCCTCTGGAGCCTCCCTAGTTTTGACGACTGCATCAATATTGCGAGGCAGCCCCTGAACTATGATCAGGAGCTAGTTAAATGGGTGGAAGCCTGTTTTAATCTAAAGCTCGACAAAGATTCATATGATTTTGATTGGGATGTTTGGAAATGAAGATTCTCAATCTTTATTCTGGGATTGGCGGGAATCGTAAATTATGGGGGCTTGAACATAAAATTACTTCTGTTGAGCTAAATCCAGAAATTGCTCAAATATATTCAGATTTCTTTCCAAATGATGAGATGATCGTAGGAGATGCTCATCAATATTTATTAGATCATTATAAGGAATATGACTTCATTTGGAGTTCGCCACCATGTCAGTCTCACTCATCTTTTAGAAAGAATATTTGTGTGAGATATCGGGGAACAAAACCTAAATATCCAGATATGAGGCTGTATCAAGAAATAATTTTCATGCAACATCACTGTGCGTGTAAATGGATAGTCGAAAATGTTAGACCATATTATCAACCCTTAATTCCTCCATCAGTAGTCATTCAAAGACATTTTTTTTGGTGTAATTTTGAAATTAAGGAAAAGGATTTTGAATCAGATCTTATAAGGTCGGGACAGATTCCTAGCTTGTCAAAGATTCACGGTTTTGACCTTTCAAAATACAAGATCCAAAACAAAAGACGGATCTTAAGAAATTGTGTTCTTCCTGAATTAGGTCTTCACATCCTTTTTTGCCTCCGGAGGTTCAGGTAGCGGCATCCAGTATGTGACGTTTCGAATTCCACCGCAATCATTTTCAAAATATGGTTTGTCATCAAATAAGTGGTAATGTCCATATGTTACGTAAACATGTTTTTGACTACGTCTGGAACATAGTATTACGTCTTCATCTTCATTTGGCAGCCTGTCTTTGACGCTGATCCATGCTGGTTTATGCTTTTGCTCTTCAATATAGTTATCTATTGACATAGCAGCATTCATCAAAAAACCTTTCCATTCTGGGTCAATGGGGTTATTCGTCGAATCCATACCTATCCTTCTTTGACGCTGATCCATTTCCAGAAATAATACTCATCCGCACAAAACCCCCTTTTCTTGTGCATGAGTCTACCCATATGCACAGTTTTTGTATATATAAACAATTATTTGACTAAATTCCTCCCTTCAGCTATCAACAAAATTGTTGAGTCAAATCATTCGTTGACATCGTAAATGTCTGACTCATCAGAAACATTAAAAAAAGGTGTACTTGGATTCACCATCCATAAGGATAGCTAGATGACTGAAGAAGAAAACGTGAGTGTAGGCGAGGCAACAGCGCAGGCTGAGCCAACCCAGGACGTCGCTCCCCCACAAGAGGCAGACCAGCAGTCCAGCCCCCAGGAAGCTCCCCAGGCAGTTTCTAATCAGGCAATGTCAGATCAGGAATACAACTGGAGAGAAGCGCGGAGGCAAATTGATGAGTTACGGCAGAAAACAGAAGCTCAGGAGAGATACATCCTTTCCTTGAATCAGCAAGATGATTCTTCCTCTGAAGATGATGACGACCTCGCGAGACTGGCAGATGACGATATTGTCACAGCAAAGCAAGCTAGAGGCCTAGCTTCGAAAATGGCCAGGGAAGCCGCCGAGGAAATTATCAGGCAGAGGGAAGCGTCGACAGCTGAAGACAGGCTGAGGGCGAAATTTTCTGATTATGACACTGTTGTGACTCGCGACAATATAGAATTATTGAAACAACAAGATCCCGAGCTAGCTAGCTCCCTTTATGCACTTTCATCAGATCCTTACACCCAGGCAGTTGCAGCCTACAAACTTCTCAAAAGAACAGGGATTGGAGACATGGCGAAAACACAACCTCAAAAAGCTCGCGCTATAGAGAACTCCAAAAAGCCCATGTCTGTCAATGCAGTCACGAGAAGTTCAGCGATAGGGAATGCGAAAGCATTTGAGAATGGCCTTATGACCATGACTCCAGAGTATGCAGCGCAGTTAAGGCGAGAGATGGATGAGGCGACGAAGGGATACTAGTTGGTTAAGATCTTTTTTTTAATTTTTGGATTAAAGAAATGAGTATAACAACTACTTCGCTCCTGCCAGCTCCAGTCCAGCAGACCTTCTCAATGAAGTTGTTGGCAGTTGCTGTGCCGTATTTGGTGTTCGGTATACCAGCATCTCGTAAACAGATGCCCCGCAATGGGGGCACGGTGATGAGGTTCCGACGCTACAACCCGTTGGCAACAGCGCCCGTCCCACTAGGAAATTCTGGAATTTGTCCAGCTCCACAGGTTCTTTCAGCATTAAATATTGATGCCCAAATGAGTTTTTATGGGACATATATTTATATGAATGAACAAGTTACTTTACAGAACCAGGACCCAGCGCTCAACGAAGCAGCCATCAGACTTGGCGTTTCCTTACGTGAAACTGAAGATCAACTAATTCGTGATATGTTAGTTTCTACAGCTGCATTTGCGAATGCTGTAGGGGGGGCAGATGGAGATAATCCAACTGAAATTACCCGAACTGACGTTGATTATGTAATTAGAACATTGAGAAACAACTCTGCATATTCGTTCATCTCTGGAATTGAAGGAGAGAACAAATTTGGAACTGCACCAGTAAGAGATGCTTTTTTCGCATTGGGTGCAACTAACCTTATTGGCCAGCTCGAGAATGTTAATGGGTTTATACAAAAATGGAACTACGCGAATCAACAAAGTACTTTAGATGCTGAGCATGGCTCGATTGCCAACTTAAGATTTCTCTTGTCACCTGTTGGTTCAGTAACTCCAGCAGCGTCGATGTTAGGGGCTGATGTGTATAATATTATCTGCGTTGGCAGAGAGTCATATGCGACAGTTGAGCAGGACGGCTACTCGGCCAGCTTCCTGTACCGCCCACCAATTTACGACTCACCGCTTGCGATGAATTGCTCGATTGGTTGGAAGATGGGAACTGTACCCAGAATTCTAAATGATTCTTGGCTTCTGAACCTTCGTTGCACTTTAGCATAAGGATAAACAAAAAATATGAGTTCACCTGTTAACGCAATAGTCACTGGGACTTTCTCAACTCCAGCGACCACAGTTCCAGTCTACATCAACCTCCCATGTGGGTTTGACAAGATTGAGTTGATCAACCTGACAGATTTTGGTCAAAATACAACCAACATCGTCAAGGCCGATGGATATTCCCAGATGCAGCCAGGATCTGCATTTTATTCTACAGCTACAAGTGCGACAGCTCTTGCAGTAGAAGGCATGACCCTTGTTGGGGGCTTCACCTTCGTGGCAGACACTGGAAATCAAACTCCAGGCACTCCATACGCCATCACAGCGATTACAGCGGCTTCTCCAGCTGTTGTTTCTTCTGGTACCACTCCATCAGTAGGCTCGATTGTTCGCCTGTATGGGACGACAGGGATGCTTCAGGTTGGTGGATGGGACTTCACAGTTTCAGCAGCCACCGCAGGCGTATCCTTCTCGATTGCCAACCTCGACGCGGCAGCCTTCGGAGCGGCAGCTACAGCGGGCTACTGGGAGCTTATCCCATATGATGCCAGATTCTATCCTGTGCATCGTATGATCACCTGGATGGCAGCTAACGCATTAAATCCAAATTACACTGACGTCGTATTGTCGGTGACGCATGGGTTTACTGTTGGGCAGCTAGTCAGGATCTATATCCCAATCCAGAGCAATGGGACGTCTCAATATGGGATGGCGGGCATGAATCAAGTCCTCGCGACAGTAGTTGCCATTGGGGCGACGGTTGCTGGCTCGACGAATACCATCACCCTCGATGTCTCCTGCG